TGACGCGGGGATTGTGCGTTGGTCACTGTGGGAACAAGTTGAGAAAAGCGCAGCCAACACGATTGGTGAGAAAGAGTACGTACAGATAGCTACAGGCATCATTACGATTGGTGTCATTCCGCTCGTGCCGTTTTTCACCGGCCGCCGCAACGGCCGCACATTCAAGTTTTATCCGGCAATGCGTGACGCTGCTGACTTGCAGATTGAGTTGTATCAGCAAGAGAGCGCCCTAAAGTACGCCAAGATTTTGACCGCGTACCCAATGCTATCCGCCAACGGTGTACGGCCGCCCAAGGATGGTGAGGGCAAACCCAAGAAACTTGCCGTTGGACCTAACCGCGTCCTGTATGCAGAGCCTGACGGCACCGGCAACGTGGGTAGCTTTAGCTACGTGGAAATCAGCGCCACATCGCTCGTGTTTCTACAGAGTGACATTGACAAGACAAAAGAGGCATTGCGCGAGTTGGGCAAACAACCGCTCACTGCACAGTCAAGCAACCTCACCACCATCAGCGCAGCGGCCGCCGCTGGCAAAGCCAAGAGCGCGGTTGGTCAGTGGGCACTCAAGCTAAAAGACGCGATTGAAAACGCGCTAGTGCTTACGTGCATGTGGCTCAACATTTCCACAGACGAGTATGACCCTGAAATCACAATTGATATGGATTGGGATACGGGCATAGACAGTAGTGCAGACCAAGCCACCCTCAGCACCATGCGTGAGAAAGGTGACCTGTCACAAGAGACGTATTGGTATGAAATGAAACGCCGCCGCGTCCTGTCACCTGAGTTTGATGCTGATACAGAGCGTGAGCGGTTGCTTGATGAGCAACCGGGTGGCGGGTTTGAGGATAACCCCAACCCGGTCAATGAGCCGGTGCTTGACCCGGTTACGGGTTTGCCTGTTGACCCTCAGCAACCGGCGCTGCCTTTGCCTAAGTCTAAACCCAAACCACAGCCGGGGGCATAAGCCATGCGCGCCAATGAGAGCAACACCTTTCAAATCAGCAAGTATGACGTTTGGCGCGTGACAGGTGACGCTCAAGCGGCGGCACAGATATATTTCACCAAGCAAAACATGGTGCCATACAACGGCCCTACAATCGGTGCGCTGAGTGAGTACATTATTGGTCCTTACATTGATGATACCTTTATGTACGTTGAGGTGTCGGCCGGTAACGTCACGGTTGAAAAAGTGCGTGGTATGGACGCGCGGCCGTTGCCGCTGCAAGACTACACCGCCAAAAATCGCAAGACCGTTTCTCAGCACGGCATATACAACCTCAACGCTGATACGTTGCGTGTAATCCGCTCTGCTATTGCTGACGTGATGAGCGGTGCGGCTCGTGCATCTGTGGCACTCATGGGCACAAGCACGTTTACACCCAATGCCGCTGGTACCGGCTCTAACGGTTGGGTTGGCGCACAGGCGCTAGGTATCGGTGCGTGCCTCAAGCGTATCGGCCGCGCTATGGGCATCAACGTGCGTGATGACAATTGGTTTGGTGACCACAAAATTACGGGCTCGCTGCTAGACGATTATGACCCACGCTGGAATGCGCATGACGCGGCATGGGGACCAACCGGCAACTCTGACCAAAATACGCTTGGTGGTGACCGGTACCGCAATAACACCAACGCGAATAACACCGCGTTGCGTTGGACGCCCGAATTTGCCGCCAATACGATTGATTTCTATGACCACCTAGTCTCGTCCGGTCCAACAGGTGCCATACAGTTGAGCGTGGGTGGTACGCTCACCTCAGGCGTACCTACAGGTGAGACAAATCTTGGTGCGGCGCTCACTCAGAATATGGGCGGCTCTAATCAGGTGGTGTATCAGAAAACCACACGCACTACGGCACTTGCTGCTGCAATTCAGGCTTTCAATATCAAACGTACAGCGGCCGGTGCAGCTACGGTCTATGTATGTGGCTTTGACCTGTACGATAGCGCGCTACCTGACCTGTCTATCAAAAACATGGCACAGAGCGGCGCGTCAATGCAGATACTGGCGCAAGACGCCAACTCGTATAACCCGCTACAGGCGCTTACGATTGTGGACCCTCGCATACTCGTGGTTGAGGGCGGCATCAATGACCGCAACGGTGTGTCTCAAATCACCTCGTCTGAATTTGGATTTTTCCTAGACAAAATCGTCAGGGCACGGAACATTGCCAACCGCTCTGTTATCGTGATGGCACCGCCTGAGACAAACCCCAATGCCGGTGGTACGTACGCCAGCACGAGCAAGCAAGACGAGTTTAATGAGGTTGGCCGCAAGGTGGCGCTTGATAATGGCGTCATCTACATTGACACCCCTGAGATTATGGGGCGGTGGTCAGCCATGAATGCGCGAGGGCAAACCGCTGACGATGCACACATGAATAAATCAGGCTTGATGATGGCCGCACGAGCCCTTGCCAACGTACTGTACGGGTAAAATGACACAAGCTAAACACGTCACTAAAGACGAGATATTTGCAACGGTTACGCCGGGGCTTTTTCATGTCACCTCACCTGACGAGGATGGTGAGCAACATTTCTATTATCGGTGTGCGTGCCCTTGCGCTAAAATAGGTATCTTGCATGTTGGCAACAAATTTAAGCCAGATAACAGTGACCACGCTACATGGGAATGGAATGGCTCAACTGACAAGCCAACCCTACGGCCGTCCGTGCATCATGTGGGACACTGGCACGGATTTTTGACTGACGGTGAATGGAAAGAATGCTAACCCCGCAATGTCTCACCGGGTCATGTGAGACTACCAACAATGCCGCTAACCGGATGGTGACGCGGTGCAATGCTAGGATGAGCAAATGACTAAGCTAATGACTGCCTCAGCCGTGATGGCTCTGCTATCGCGTCTCAACGTGCCGGTTTTCAATCCGGGTCTGCCCGGTTGGAAAGTGGACGATAACGGCAACCTTGCCAAAGATGCGGCTGGCAACCCCATCTACATCAACAGTGCCGGTCAGGAACAACCCACAGACGCGGGCACCATCGGCCGCCTCAACGCTGAGGCAAAGTCTCACCGTGAGCGCGCTGATGACCTTGCAGCCAAGTACAAGCCGTTTGAGGGTCTTGACCCTGAGGCGACAAAAAAGGCTGTGGAAATCGTCAAGAAACTTGACGACAAGAAACTTATTGATGCGGGTCAGATTGACGTGGTGCGCAAAGAGATTGGTGACGCGTACACCAATCAGATTGCGGAACGTGACGCCAAGATTGCCAAACTTGAGGGTAGCGTTACGAGCATGACGCTAGATGGCGCATTCAAGGGGTCAAAGTTTGTGACCGAAAAGGTAGCGGTGCCGCCTGACATGCTACGCGCGACGTTTGCGCAGCACGTCAAAGTTGAGGATGGCAAACCGGCTGTCTATGATTTCAATAACCAACGCATCTACAGCAAGACCAACCCCGGCTTGCCTGCTGACTTTGACGAGGCACTTGAGACCTTGATTGGGCAGTACCCGCACAAAGATGCTATTCTCAAGCCGTCCAACCACAAAGGTACAGGCGGCAAAAACAATGGTGGTGACCGCACGTACTCAGCCACCATGAAACGCTCTGACTTTGCGACGTTGCCGCCTGCCAAGCAAGCTGAGGTGGCCGCCAAGGCTGGCGCGGGTGAGATTGTCTTGACTGACTAATTGCCACAGGGGCGTGCGCCCCTGTGTTGATGGCGCGGCCGCGCGGTATTTTGTTGGTGTATCGCGCGGCCGGTGTCTTGACGTTTGGTACGAATATGGCTAACCGTCAGTACATGCCTCAGTAGGTTGGATGACCGAAAAGGTGCGCCGGGTTGGATGACCTGAAATCTGTTGTCATTCCAATTCGGAGATTTTCCCTCATGTCGCGTATCCGTTCTAAGCTGGTACTTGCCTCTGCGCTCGCGCCTGCAATCATTCACAACGCCGCGTATGCCAATACGCTGACCGCAATCATTCCTGACCTGTACGCCGCTATGGACGTGGTGAGCCGGGAATTGGTTGGTTTCATTCCTGCTGCCAACCGTGCGCCCGGCGTTGAACGTGCGGCCGTTGGTCAGTCTGTCTCGTACCCGATTGCACCGGACATGGCCGCGTATGACGTGGCACCGGCTATGGCAATCCCTGAGCCGCCTGACGTTACCATTGACGTTGGCTTTATGACCATCACCAAGAGCCGCGCTGTGCCGTTTGGCTTTACCGGTGAGGAACAACGTGCGCTCAATTCGGGTGGCATTGGCTACCTCACCGCACAGGGTATGCTCATCGCACAGGCGCTGCGCACGCTCTGCAATGAGGTTGAGGCTGACCTTGCTGCTGAGGCGGCCGCCAATGCCTCGCGCGCGTACGGTACCGCTGGTACCACGCCGTTTGGTGGCGCACAGCTTACGGATACTGCGCAGTTGCGCAAAATCCTTGATGACAACGGCGCACCGGCTTATGGCCGCTCGCTCATCATCAATACCTCTGCCGGTGCCAACCTGCGCAGCATGTACAACCTCACGCGTGCCAATGAGGCTGGCACCACCATGACGCTCAATCAGGGTGACTTGATTGACTTGCATGGCTTTGGCATCAAGGAAAGTGCCAAGGTCATCAATTTCGTCAAGGGTACCAACAATGGTGCTGCTAGCACTAACAACGCGGGTTATGCGGTTGGTGCTACGGTCATCGCGCTTGCTGTGGCTGGTACCGGTACCATTAAGGCTGGCGACGTTATCACCTTTGCAGGTGACACCAACAAGTACGTTGTGGTGAGCGGTGACGCTGACGTTTCCAACGGTGGTAGCATCACCATTGCTGCACCGGGTTTGCGTCAGGCTATCCCGGCGTCCAATACGGTCATTACCACTGGTGCCAACTATGCGGCTAACGTCGCATTCTCTGCTGATGCGCTCAACGTCGCCATGCGGCCGCCTGCAATCCCCACTGAGGGTGACGCGCGCATTGACAGTATGCTTATCACGGACCCGCGTAGCGGCATCACCTTTGAGGTGAGCATTTGGGCTGGCTATCGCAAAATCCGTGCTGAGGTTGCCCTTGCGTGGGGCGTCAAGGCGTCCAAGCGCGCTCATATCGCGCTCTTGCTTGGCTAATCGGTCAGGTATAGCGTGAGCGGGTCAAGCCCGGCCGGTTTGTCACCGGCCGGGTTTTTCTTGCAAGAAAGGACAACCGACAATGAAGCGTAACTACATGGCGGCTACGGCCGCTGCTGCAATTCTCTCAGTATCACCGTACATGAGTGAGGCGTGCGAGGTGGTCATGGTGCTTAACGAGCATGGTGACCCGGTGAGGATCAACAAGAGCGATTACGATGCCAACCCGGATGCGTACACGCTCGCTGATGGCGTTGAGGTGCCGCCTGCACCGGCCGCGCTCACGCTCGCTGATGGCGTCACCCTGCCGCCTGCACCGTCTGCCGGTGTGGACAACGCCACCCCACCCACAACGCCAGCGCCGGGCGCTATGGGCGTCATTGAAAACGGCAAGGGCGGTGCCAAGCTACGGCACATTGTGGTTGACGCCACTACGGCCGTGCCGGTTGAGCATCCTGACATTGAGCCCAAGGGCTATGTCACTCAGCAAGAGGCATGGGATGCCATTCTAGCCTTGCAGGCTAAGATGCAACAGGCTGGCGACACCACCCCGCCCACCTAAGGCTTAGGGCGTGCTACGCGCCGCCTGTAAGCTGTACAGGCGGCGTTTTCATATCTGGAAAGGGGTACGAGCATGGCTGACTACTACGGCACGGCACAGGGCTTTAAGGCGTACCACATCGCACGCGGCCGCCCTGAGGTTGATGACTTTGACGACGCTGAGGAAATCACACCCTCGCTGCTGCGCTGTAGCGAATTTTTAGACGGCAAGTACGCCCTCAGCTTTCCCGGTATCAAGATTGGTGGCCGGGCACAGGTGCGTGAGTGGCCGCGTAGTGGTGGTGTTGACCGCAATGGGTATCCTATCCCCATGACCGGCATACCCACTGAGGTTGAGTACGCAACGTATGAGTTGATGTACCGAGACATTAAGGCACCGGGCTCATTGCTCACTGACTACACACCCAACGCGTATGAGAGCGCGTCTGTTGATGGTGCGGTATCTGTGACGTTTGCCAAGTTTGGCAGTGCCCATGACGTACAGGTGCAGTTGCCGATTGTTGACCGTATTCTTGCACCCATTCTCACCGGTAGTGGTAGCGGCAACCTTAGCAGCCTGTCAGGTGGCAACAGCCGTGTGTAATGCAAAACGCCCGGCATTTCTGCCGGGCGCTCTGTATGCAGACTGTGGCGGCCGCTTAAATGTCGCGGAAAACGCGCACGCTTGCCTTGTCCGGGTCAGTCTTGGGGTCAACGTCAACCGCCTTAAAGTGCTTGGCGCTGACCTTTTCCGCGTCCGTGGTGGTCACGATGCTTTCAACACCGTTGGCGTCTTTCACCTTTTTCGTCTTGTAGACAATGTTGCCCTCAGCGTCACGCTTGGCAACCATGCCCTTGCGGTTGGCGTTGCTGATAACCGTGCTGAGGCTCTTGGCGTCCTTGTTGAGTACGCCAAAGGACATGCCCTTTTCCGTGAGCGTGTCAAACGGGTACACGCTCTTGGTACCACGGTTGGCGCTGAAATCCGGCATGGGCACCAACTTGGTGGCGGCCGCAATAACCGGGGCGGGCTTGGCGGTGGCGGCAGGCTTGGCGGCGGCCGTCGCGGGCTTGGCGTTGCCAGCAAAAACGGCCGGGGTCGCAATGCCAACAAGGGCAGTAGAGGTGAGTGCAATCTTACGCATGTTGGTTTCTCGCTTTCATCTGTTGAGCCGTCTTGCGGCGTGGTGAGGGCTTTGTACGCGGGCTGTATCTAACCTGTCAACACCAAATCTGACCACGTGGGAAAATTTTTATGACCCTCTATAACGATATGCAAAAGCTAGCGGGCAACCTGTTGAACCAATTCAAACAGGGTCAGACCTATCTAATCATGGTCACGCCCGGCACCGGCCCTAAGGATAACCCCGGCCCACCTACTGAGAAACGCATACCCTACAACGGCACCGTGCGTGGCGTCCGGTTTCGGTTTGTGCAAAACGGTCTAGCTGCTGCTAGTGACCTGCAAACAACCATGCCGTACACGGTTGATGCCAAAGGCGTTGAGGTAGAGCCCAACGGTAAATGCTTTGTTGAGGCTGACGGTGTGCGCTATAAGGTGGTTGAGGTAGTGCGCACCCCGGCCGTTGGTACGGTCATCACTTGGACGCTCATACTTAGGAAATAACAATGGCGTCACGCACCTCTCTTGAGCAACGGCTAGCCGCGCTCATTGACAAATTTCAGCCACGGTTGCGAGCGGCATACCTCGCTGCTGTGCAGGATATTGTCAGCACTGTGCAGTTGGCGCGCGTAGTGAAAGCCATAGAGCAAGGTGACTACGTTGGTGCGTTTCAAGCTATCGGTTTCAACGGCCCTGCATTGCGCCCGCTAACGTCTATGATTGAGCAAGCGTTTGAGGCAGGCGGCATAATGGTAGCTGGCACCGCACCACGCAACGCTGTGTTTAGATTTGATGTACGCAACAGCCGTGCTGAGAAATGGCTACGTGAGCAATCTAGCAGCCTCGTCACTCGTCTCAGTGAGGATACGCGCGTAGCCGTCCGTAACGTGATGACTGACGGTATGGCGGCCGGGCGCAACCCTCAGGTAATCGCTCTTGACCTTGTTGGCCGCAAGAATTTGTCAACCGGCCGCCGTGAGGGTGGCATTGTAGGATTGTCTGCACCTCAAGAGCGGTATGTAGCAAACATGCGGCGTGACCTTGAGAATTTAGATGAGCGGTACTTTACACGCGGCCGCCGTGACAAACGCTTTGACAGTATCGTGCGTAAGGCAATCAAAGAGGGTAAGCCGCTTGGTGCAGACACTGTTGATAAGCTGACAGGGCGTTACAAAGATAACCTGTTAAAGCTACGTGGTGATACCATCGCACGTACTGAGGCTATCTCATCACTCAACCGGTCAGAGCATGAAGCATTGGCACAGGCGCGTGAGCAAGGGCTGACCAATACCGTCAAACGTGCGTGGGACAGTGCCGGTGATGACGGCAAGACGCGTGAAAGTCATTTGATTATGGACGGTCAGACTGTTGGACCTGATGAGCCATTCACAACGCCTGACGGGTTTAAGCTAATGTTTCCCGGTGACACATCGCTAGGTGCGCCACCTGAGGAAACCATCAACTGCCGGTGCCGTGTCCGTACTATCGTGGATTGGCTGCAAGACCTAGATTGACTATTCAGGTGGCTTACCAACTGTCAACATAACAGGCGGGTGAGCCGTTCCTAGTACCGTCAGGTTTATCATAGCACCCGCATTGATAGCTGCGATTTCGTCCGGTGTTGGTTCCCATACGGTCACCATGATTGGCGTACCATCAGGTAGTATGCGGTCACTCAACGTAAGCCCAAGATAGCCTTGAGACTTTCCAATTTCGCGCGTAGCGCATTGGGGTATGCCACTTTTCATTGTGTTTCATCCTCTAAGATGGCTTGTAGTGCCTCAGGCACGATGTGCGGCAACATAGACTGTGCTTGCTCGTATACGGTGCCGCCAAAAAGGTTTAGCTGCACCTCGCGCGTAACCTGCCCAATATAAAACTCATTCTTGCGTGTGGGGTTGTCATCATCAAAGCACGCGGCAGACCTGCCCATTGTGTCCCACATCGGGCGTAGTTTTTCCTCATTGGCGTTGCACGCAAACTGTAGACGGCGCAAATAAGACGGGTGACCAAGCGCAAACACCGTGTCAAGCACGTTTAGTTTTTCGCCAGCATTCTTGACCACCGTAGCTGAGTGCATGGCTGCATAACCGCGCCACTTGCTAATGTCTGTGGCGACTATTTCACACGAGTAGCCTTTGATTTCCATCACGTCTGCTATGGCTGCAATGAGCCCGGCGCGTATGACGGCTGTGTCAACGGTGATTATGCTACTCATACTACTCTCAACAAACAGCGTCACGATTTTGCGGCCGGGCTGCTGTGGACGCTTGAGCATGTGAGCCGGGTTACCGGCTAGCATTCTACCCACGCTGACTGCACCGCCTGCCACACCGTACTTGCGGCGGCGGCGGGTGGCGTGCGCCACGTCCAAACCCTCAATGATTGATGAGGCAATGTCAGCACCCTCAGCCCAACCCTCTCGTGCCAGTTTCAAAGCACGTTGCATGGTCTTGGTGCCGTACCAATCCTCAGTGTCTAAAGCCCATGCTGTATTGCGGCCGTCACGTGTCTCGTACTGTATCTCAATCGGTATGCGCTCAACGTAATGCACCATTGCACTGAGGCTGCTAAAACCAAAAAACGCTGTGGGGTTGGCACCGGCAAACCGATTGAAATACGTCATGTCATCACCGTGCTTGACGGTGACCGTATTCCGGTCACGAGGCGCACTCAGCGGCCGCTCTGACAGGGCAACCTCAACGCCCGGCCGGTTGGTGACGGTCACGCCCGGTGCGAGCCTCAGGCGCTCTAGGATGACGGCAGAGGTGGTGGCCGGTAAGAGCCACAGCCCGGCCGCTCTATCCCAAACGCCACCGGCCGCCTTTAGGGCGGCACGGTGAGCAAAGGTGTTGCCCTTAACGCGTATCACGCTGGCAGGGGCACGCTTGGGATAGACGCCACGGCCGCGTAGCCAAACATGAGCGCGGCAATGACCACCGTAATGCCGTTGCGCCACGGCCGATTGATGTAGCGCACACCTATGGTGTTAAGCGCGAGTATGAGTAGCGAGCCTGTGATGAGTAGAGGGCCGGTCATTGTCATGCTTTCTCAAATGTCATTCTGCCGTGGATTTCCTCAAGCGTACCGCTTTCAAATTTCCAACGGTAGTGCCCTTGTTCCACTTTCTCAGCGGCGGGCATATCATCAACTTTGAACCCACACGCCTCAGCATCGCACATAAACTGTAGATTGCTTTGATGCGGTGACTTGTTGCGAGTACGCACAAATTTGTTGAGTTGTGCAACGGTGATTTTGTCGCTCATTGTGCTTTAGCCTCTTTGACGTGTTTGAGTGCGGCAAGTGCCTCAACGGCACCGCCAAATGATTTAATGCCCGTAGGGTTCCACGGGTCATAGTGTGTAAACACTAAGCCCGGCTTGAGGTGTACGAAAAACCGGCCCTCATCCATGTCAGCGCCCTCAACCTCATCAACCATCGGGTGTGATTTAAGTTTGAGCATAGACTTGGTGCGCCAGCGTGTTGCCCGTGCCTCTCTCATGTAGGTACCTTTCTCAGTTGATGTAGTGATACTACACCATCCTCTGTACCTTGTCAACTCTCTAGCTTTTCCCTGTCTGTAGCTGATATGCCTTTGTACAGATACATAGCCTCAACGCTCTTGCGGTCTAACCCGGCGTTGAGTGCAGCAGCACCCATAATGATAGCGCGTGATGATACCACGTGACGTATGCGCTTGGACGTAACCGCCCGGCGTATAGACCATACGTAATCAAGCCAAGCCTCATTACCGTTGGCAAAGCGGCGCTCTAACTCAATGTCATAGTCAACATTGATGACGCAAAAGCGGTCAAGGCTAGCCGCGTCCAATTCGTTACGCCCGATGTACACGCGGTCAGCACCGTTACCAAACGTGTTAGCCGTAGCAATCATTCTGAAATCAGCATGACGATTGACCGGCGTTGGGTTGTCAGGAAACGTCACATAGCCGTTTGCCAGCGCGCTATTTGCGGTGAGCAATGCCGCCGCGTCCCAAGCGTCAATTTCGTCAGCTACCCACACACCGCCTTTTTCAAACGCATTTCTAAAAGGCGTATCGTGGTAGTTGCCGTGACCATCAACAAAGCCTGTCAACTCGTGCGTGTCAGTGATGGTGCTGGTAATGTAAAACGGCAGTTGCAAAGCCTTGGCTGTATGCTCTGCAATCGTAGTCTTACCGCAACCGGCAGGACCAACCATCATCACCGGGTGAGCAAGCCCAACCACCTTAATCACTGTCTTGGTAATGTAGTGCTGCAAACCATCAAGGGTGACCACACCACGAGGGCTCGTCACTGTCAGTCTTTGCGTAGGTCTCTCGTCTAATTCCTCACGCACAATTTGACGCACTGTGTCAGCATTGATGCCACCCTGAGGCAACGTCTCTAGCACACGAGCAATTGCCTCTGCTGTAGCCTCTTGCACCTCAGTAGGGCCGCGTTGGTGACTGCAATAGAGGTTAGCCAGTGCAGCATTCTTGACACCTAACCACTTGCTTTCATCATAGCCTGCTAGGTGTGCCCACCTCAAAACGTGGTGGCGGTTTTCAGGTGTTATGATAAAAGCGGCCGGGTCACCTAGTTGTGCCTCAAGCTGCTGTAATTCGGTCTGTGCCATACAGCGCCCATAAAGCATGACCCGGCTTGCATCAAGTTGGAATTTCGCCACATGGCAAATACAGACGTGAAAGCGGCGGTGCCGGATTTCGTCAGGAAATCTAAAAAGCGCATGACCGCATTGGTACGTGAAAGCGTACAGCGCGTTTACAACGGCGCACAGGTGCCAGTTAATAAGGGCGGCAAGATGAGGGTCAAGACCGGATTTCTGAGGGCGTCCGGTACCATGTCCCTGACCGGTATGCCGTCAGGGCCGGTGCGTGGTGACCCTGAGGGCAATTACGAGCCTGACGGCGCTGTAGTGACTGCTGTGCTGCAAGGTTTCAAGCCGGGTGATACCATCTATGTAGGTTGGACGGCAAACTACGCGCGGTACCGTAATATCTTTGACGGTTTCCTAGACACGCAATTGCAGAATTGGTCTAGCATCGTGCGAGACGTAACGCTTGAGATAAAGGCGCGCATTAAATGAGCGATATATCACCGGACGTGCTTGAGGCTCTGTGCAAGGGGTTTATGGCGGCTGTAGCTGCCAGTGCTAATCCGTCCTTTCCGCACAAGTTGCCGGGTGAGGTTTTTGATACCATTCCGCAAGACCAACGGTACCTTGAGTTTATCATCATTCCCAATGACACTGAAAATGAGGCATGGGGTGATGAGAAAACATACCGGGGTATTATTCGTCTCGTGCTGCATTGGACTGTAGACAGTCAGGGCGCTTATCCACCCGCCCGCTATCTGAAATCTGTAGTAGACCAACTACCCAAGGGTAAGACGTTTGCGGCTGGCGCTGCGCTCGTCAAACTGACCCAAACGCCTACCGTCCAAGGCGTCTTAGAAAACGGCTCTGAGTTGCTTTTTCCGGCTACTCTGGCATATAGCTGTAACGCGCCTTAACGCGCCAATTCGGAAAGGGTCACCCTATGAATAAACTCATGCTTGGCGCGTGCGCTGCCGCTCTTGTCGGCCACACGGTGCCGGTGGTGTTTGCCAACACCAATAGCCTTGGCAAGCTGTACGTCTGTGCTACGCCGCAAGAGAATGACCTAGCGCAAGCTGATTACGAGGCTTTGACGTGGGTTGAGGTCAAAGGTGTTGGCTCACACGGTGAGACCGGTGATAGCACCAATATCCTCACGTACGATACGTGGGACAATACGGTAGTGCAGAAAGGCAAGGGCATGACTGACGCGGGGTCACCTGACCTTGAGTTAGCGCGCAAGCCCTATGACCCCGGCCAAATCATCCTACGTGCCGCGTCTGAGACCAACTTTAACTACGCGTTCAAGATGGTCAAAAATGATGCGGTCAGCATCAATGGTACGGGCACTATTCTGTACAACCGTGGCATTGTGACCGGACCCAAGCGGCCGCACGGACGCAATGAGGATTTTGACCTTGAGATTTTCGGGCTTGGTCTCAATCAGAAAGAAATTTGCGTTGACCCGTCTGCCGGTGGCAACGCGCCCAAGCTGACGGTTGCGCCTGCTATCACTACGGACGGTACCCCGGCCGCTGGTGAGGTGGTTACGGTCAGCAACGGTACGTTTACGGGTGATGCCACCATCACCTACGCGTATCAGTGGTTTGCGGGTGGTGTTGCGATTGCTGGCGCAAACGCTAACACATTCACTATCACTGCTGCACAGAGCGGCAAGGTGCTGACGGCTCGCGTGACGGCTACCAACGCAAGCGGCAGTGCATCGGGTTACGCGGCACCCACACCGGCCGTTGCTTAAACCCACAAGGGCGGGGGCTCTAAGCGGCGGCAAGTCTCATGGGCTTGCCGCCGTACTTTCAACCAACTACCAACAGCGAGACACCAACCAACATGACCGACATTGCAAGCATTACTCCCACCACGCGTACGCATGAAATCAAAGACCCGCGTACAGGTGAGCCTATCGGTATCCGCGTACAGTTGCTGCCCAACAGTGACGAGGGCGTTAAGAAAATCATACGCCAGCTTACTGACCGCGCCAACCAACAGCGTCTCAGGGGCAAAATCGTCACCGCCGCTGAGTTAGAGGAATACGCAACCAAACTCATCAGTGTGCAGGTTGTGGCGTGGGAGTGGTGCGGTGACGTTACCTTTAAGGGTGAGAAACCGGAATACAGCGCAGCCAATGTTGCCAAAGTCTGTACTGAGTTGGCTTGGTTTCGTGATGATATTGACGAGGCTATTGGAGACACCAAGCGTTTTTTTACAACGTAGGTACAAGCCTAGCTGACGCCATACGCGTCCAAGTTAGGTATGACCAACCGGATGAGAATGGGCTGACGCGCCGTGAGCGTTACGAACAAATGGACGAGCCGGTACCTGATTTGTACATACCTGATGAGGGTAGATACATTTGGGATTGGTACCAAGAGTTAATACGGGGCGTCAGCCGGATAAGTGATGGGGTGTGTAGGCCGATTGAGTGGCAAACATACCTAGCGTGGGCTAAGGTTACAGGACACATAGTCAATACGTTTGAGTATTTTGCTCTGATGGAAATTGACCACGCGTTTTGTGACGAGACAAACAAGGAAATGGCCGCTTACCGTGAAAGGTCACGAGCGGCGGCCACTCAGGGTACAGACAAACCTAAAAAGCGTTGGTTTCGTAAGGGCTGAAAATGTCAACAGATATTGCGGAATTGGGCTTTAAGGTTGCTACTGAGGCATTAGAGCGCGCTAATCAGGCGCTAGACCAAATTGAGAAAACCGCCAACCGGGCGGCACGCGGCAGTGACAAGTTTAGCGAGGCATCACGCCGGGCTAACACAGCTACAAACGTCCTGACACGTGCCGCCACCTCATTGCGGCGTGAAATGGTAGGTCTTGGTGCCTCATTGCTCGCTGCATTTGGCGCACGTGCCCTCATCAACAATCTTGTACAGATTGCAAACAACTTAGACGTTATCGGCAAGTACGCCCGCAAGTTGGGTGAGACTACGGCCGGTATGCAGTCACTAGCTGTGGCCGCTGACATGGCTAACGTAGAGTTTAGCCGCCTCGTGCCGTCCCTGTCACGTATGACCGTCACCATTGCCCGGCTTGAGCGCACTGGTAAGGGCAGTGAGGGCGTCTTTGCACAAATCGGTATCAGTGCGAGCGAATTGCTCGCTATGCCTCTCAATGAGCGTCTAGCAACGCTTGCTGACCGGTTTGAGGAATTGGGGCTTGGTGCTGAGGATTTGCTACCCATCCTGTCACAGCTAGGTGACCGTGGTGGCTCACTCGTCAGCTTGTTTGAGGGTGGCGGTGACCAAATCCGGCAAGCATCAGAAATGATGGAAAGGTTTGGCGGTACCATCAGTGACCTAGACGTAGCCAATGTTGAGGCTATGAATGACAATTTCACCGCCATTGGTGTAGCCGCTCGTGCAATGGGCACACAGGTTATTGCGGCGCTGGCACCAATCTTGGGTCCAATCTTTGCGGCCGGTGCTGAGGCGGTTGGTGCAATCGCTCGTGGCATCAAGTCATTGCTTGACGGTACCTCATCGCTCTTGCCAACCCTGAGGGAAATTGGCGCGGTCATGCTCATTGCATTTGGACCTATGCTGCTGCTGCGCACGTTGGCTGCTGTAACTGCACTGACGCTTGCAATGGGTGGTGATCTCGTCAAAGCCATTTGGGGTGTGGTCTCTGCACTTGCAGCGGCGGCCCTTGCTAATCCGTTTACAATCATCCTCAGCGCAATCTCTGTGGTGTTGGCCGGGTTCTACATTTTCCGTGACAAGGTAAATGAGATTTTTGGCGGTGACTTTGTGCAATCGCTCAAGGGTGCTGGCAACTTTATGATTGGTGTTTTTGCAGGTGCCTATGAGGCGTCTGTAGCTGTGTGGTCTCAGATACCGGCCGCAATGGGTGACCTAACCATACAGGCTGCACAGGCTGTGGTTGATGGCGTTGAATGGATGATTAACAAAGCAATCTCTTTGGCGTCCTATCTTGTCAAAGCAACACAGGCTGCGCTCAATCCGTTGCAGTTTAACTCTATCATGGCAGGACCTGACCCGTTTGCACAGCAAGACTTGGGTACGATTGACAACCCGTATGCGGGTAAAGCTGCTGCTGCTGGCGATACCATCAAGCGGTCTTTTGTGGACGCGCTCAACGTGGATTATATCGGTGGCGTAGTCGCTGTAGCAACTGAGGCTGTGGACAGTCTCACCGGCTCTACTGAGGGCTTGGGCGTGGTTGCTGATGCAACAGGCGGCAAGCTGGAAAAGGTCAGCACGCCGCTTGAGAAAATCACCGAGGCTATAGCGAAAATGTCAGAGCCGTTTGACCAAGCCACATCGGCTGTGTCAGCCGCTCGTCAGGCGCTAGATGATGGCGTACTGACCAACACCAAATATGCTGAGACCCTTGACCGTATTCAGCGTGCGTTTATGGCGGCCGGTGGTAGTGCCTTGCAGTGGGGCAAAATCATCAAAGATAACATACCTAGCGAAAACCAAAGCATTGCCGATGCTGCGCAGCGTAAGGCAGAGCCGTTTGACCAAGCCTCTGCCGCTTTCAATGCGCTGCAATCCAACCTGAATAACGGCATCATCACCAATGACGAGTATGCCGCGTCTCTGTTGCGTGTGCAGGCTGCATTCATGGCGGCAGGTGGTAGCGCGTCCCAATGGGGCAAAATCACCAATGACGTTGGCGCACAAATGCAAGACGTTATTAAAAACGGCATTGTCTCGTTTGGTGATGAGTTGGCTAACCTCGCTGTAACCGGCTCTGCAAACTTTGGTGACCTTGCTAGGTCAATCATCAAAGACCTTATACGCATTGCTATACAGGCGTGGATTGTTAAGCCGCTGCTAGCTAGTCTCTTTGGTGACGGTGCGGTCATCGGTGGCGGTACTCAGTTTATGAATACGCATTTTGCAAAGGGTGCGGCATTCTTTGCCGGTGGTGGTACATTCACCAACACCGTAGTTGACCAACCCACGCCCTTTATGTTTGCCAACGGTGGTGCGCTTGGTGTCATGGGTGAGGCAGGCCCTGAGGCAATCATGCCGTTGCAACGCGGCCCTGACGGCTCGCTTGGCGTCCAAATGTACGGCTCTCAGTCAGGTGGCGGTGGTGGTGTCCACTATGAGGATAACTCTACAATGGTTTTCCGCATTGAGGGTGCCGTCAGTGAGGAAAAAATCATGGCGTCCATTAGGACTGCTGCCACGCAAGCCAAGAATGAT